TACCAGTAATCCTGTATGGATTTTTATGGACTTAGTTACTAACCCAAGATATGGATTAGGAAAATATATTGACCCAGATTTTGATTTTTCTCAAATAGATAAGTATTCTTTATTTGCTCTTGCAAAATATTGTGATGAATTAGTGCCGGATGGAAAAGGAGGACTAGAACCTAGATTTACTTGTAATGTTTATATAGCAAAACAAGATAACGCAATAAAAGTTTTAAAAGATTTTTCATCAACTATTAGATCTATGTTATTATGGCAGAATGGACAAGTAGGTTTAGGTGCAATGATTCAAAAAGGTGCTGTTTACACTTTTAGTAAATCAAACGTGTTAGATGGACAGTTTGCTTACTCAGGGTCATCAAATAGAACTAGAGTTAATCAAGTAAAAGTAACTTGGATTGACCCTAAAAAGAATTACAAACAACAAGTAGAAGTTATAGAAGATACAGACCAAATTGCAAGAGATGGAAAAATTAAGACAAAAAGTGTAACTGCATTTGGTTGTACATCAAAAGGACAGGCTATAAGATATGGTAAATTTCATTTATTATCAAGTAAGCTAGAGCAAGAAATTGCTACATTTAGTACTGGATTAAATGGTGCAATGCTAAGACCTGGAGATGTAATAAATATAGCAGATGGGGATAGAGAAGGAGTAGTTACAGCAGGTAGAGTTACAAGTACTAGTGCTTCTTCTACTACTGTAATAAAAACAGATAGAGATTTAGCTACTTACTTAAATCAAACTGCAGCTTATAAACTACACTTAATTTATCCAAAAGGAGGTGCTTATTTAGCACAGCCTACTGCAATAATAAACTCAACAACATACTATCAAGGAGACTTAGTACTACTTGACGAAAGTGCAGCGTCTATAGATACTGCGGCAAAAGCTGCAAATGTAAAAGACGACACTGGAAATGTTGTAGTATTAAACTGGAGCGAAGAAGGAAGAGTAGAAACACAATCAATATCTTCATACAATACTACTTCAGTAACAGTATCTTCAGCATTTAGCGAAGCTCCTAATTCAGAAGTAATATTTAGTATATCAGGAGAAGATGAGCAAGGATCTGAACTACAAGGTAGTTTAAAAACTTACATGATTACTTCTATCAAAGAAGATACTGAAAAAATGAGTTACTCAATAAATGCAAGTGATTATTCATTAGGTAAATTTGATACTATAGATAGAGGATATGTTTTAGAGCCAGAAGAAGTCTTTGAAGTACCTGATTCTACTGTAGATGTACCAGCACCAACAAATTTAGTAGTTACAATAGTTCCTGAGTCAACAGATACTCCTGACGCGGAAGGCGTAGGTAGAACAGAACCTTTTGATGTATTAACACAATGGGAACATCCTAAAAGCCAAAGAACAGACAGCACGACATTTACTGAAGGAGACGGTGCAATTGATGCAGACGGTGCATTAGATGATATATACGAACACTTATCTCATTATGAATTAGCAACAAATTTAGGTTTTAAAAGTTTAGGACAAAAAGGAAACCTTAGACTTAGAAGCATACCTGGAGACGAAAGTAGCTACACAATAGAGAATGCATTTCCTGTCAGGATTGGAAAAGTAAGAATAAGAACTGTAAACACAGCCGGGCATAAATCAGACTGGGTAGAAAGAAGAATAACAATTAGTGGAAAACACATACAAGTTACTGATCAACAAGTAAATGGCGGTATGAATGGAAGCCTTATGAGAGGCGGTATCTTGACTACTAGTATGTCTATAAATAGCTCTAATGGTACAGTTACTCTTGCATCTAACGACTATGTTTTTCAACCACCTTCAGAAGTTGATCCAGTAATAATAGCAAATGGTGCTTCAAATACAATTACTCAATCGTTTCCTGGAATGGCAGACGGAGATACTGCATTCCTTATGTTTGATTACAGTACCACTGACCGTTTAAGACCTATAATAGTTTCACAAGATACAACAGCAACAGATGCTGATGGCAACAAATTAAATTTTAGATATTTTAAAAGATTAAATCAAGCAAACGAAGACTTTACTGAACTAACAGGTACAGTAACAATGCCTGCAAATTCTGTAGAATTAATTGGTAGTAGCACTACTTTTGAAACTCAATTCGAAGCAGGAGATGTCGTAATTATAGGAGAAGGTGCAGATAGACATATATCTACCGTAGGTTTTATAGATAGTAATACTGCTATGACAATTACAACTTCTTCAACAAAAGCACATTCAGCAGAAAAAGTATTCAAACAAGCACAAGATTATGATGGCTCTAGTGATAGTGTAATAGCTCAAATAGATAGAAGCGGAAGTACTTATACTTTATCACCTTTTACAAACAAACAAGAAATAGTAGAAGGAGAGCTAGGAGAAGGAGCAGTAACAACAGTTACTATAGCTGCGAATGCAATTACAAATGTAGGTATAGCCGCAAATGCAATAGGTGCTATACAAATATCCGCAAGTTCTATAGACTCAAGTCATATTTCAGCAAATTCAATAGGAACAGCGGCAATATCAGCTAATGCTATTGGTAGCTCAGAGATAGCAGCAAACTCAATCGGTTCAGTAAGTATAGAAGCAAATAGTATTGGTAGCTCAGAGATAGCGGCAAACTCAATCGGAACAGTAGCTATATCAGCAAATAGTATTACATCGGCTCAACTTACATCAGATGCAGTAGGAACATTCACAGTAACTGCGAATAGTATTACAGCAGTAGAACTAGCAGCTAACTCAGTAGCAGCAGTTGCTATAGCAGCCAATGCAATTACTAGTATAGAATTGTCAGGAAACTCTGTAGATTCATCAGAAATAAAAGCAAACTCTGTAAATGGTACTATACTTGCAGGAAACTCTGTAACTGGTACTCAAATTACCGCAGGAAGTGTAAATGGTATAATTATAGCAGACAATGCAGTAGTAGGTACAAAAATAGCACAAAACGCTGTAGATACTGCACAACTAATAACAGGGGCAGTAGAAAGTTTACAAATAGCAAACAATGCAATTAATAATGCTAAAATAGCTCTTAACTCTGTAGACACCGCAGAAATTTTATCAGATGCAGTCACAGGAGACTTGATAGCAGCAAATGCTGTAGATACCGCACAGATAAAATCAGATTCAATAGGAAGCGCCGCAATAATAGCAGGTGCTATCGGAAGTTCAGAGATAGCAACAAATAGTATTGGTGCAGTCAATATTATAGCAGATGCTATAGATTCAAGTCACATTTCTGCAGATAGTATAGAATCAACAGCAATAGTAGCAGGGGCTATAGGCACAAGTGAAATAGCAACAAACAGTATTGGTGTAGCAGCTATTATAGCAGGTAGTATTGATAATAGTCATATGACTGCAAACAGTATTACAGCAGCTCAAATAGTTGCAGGAGAGATAGATAATACACATATTGGAGCAAATCAAATTACAGCAGCAGCTATACTTGCTGGTACTATAACGAATAATGAAATTCAAGCAAATACAATTAATAGTGTTGTTATAGATTCTAGTGGAATTGAAGAAAACAATATTGCAGCAAATGCAATTGTTAATGCTAAAATTAAAACAGGTGCAGTTACAAATGCAAGTATTGCATCAAATTCTAATATAGACTTTGCAAAAATAAACGCATCAAACTCTATCACAAATGCAATGATTAGTGCATCAACAAATATTGATTTTGCAAAAATTAGTGTAGGTAATGGAGACATTAACAATGCTATGATTAGTGCTGTGGGAACAGACAAATTAACAGGAACAATAAACAACGCACAAATAGCTGCGGGTTCTATCAATAATGCACAGATAAACGCTACAGGTATTGCTTTTGCAAAAATTAGTGGTGTAAATGTAACTACCGCTCAAATAAGTGCAAACGCAATAACAAACGCAAAAATATCTTCTACAGATAATATGACAATCACACTTACTGACGGTTCAGCAGGTGGTTGGAATGTAAACGCAGCAGACTTTTCTAGTACAAACGCAAGTGGCGGCGGTAATGCAGCATATACAACAGCAGGTATAAAATTAGGTGCGGCAGGATATATTTCAGCAAAAAGCTTCTACATTGACACAGCAGGTAACGCTAAATTTAAAGGAGCTTTAGAAGGCGCAACAGGTACATTTTCAGGAAGTATTACAGTTGGAGCATTTAATTCTGTATCAGGGTCTTCTACTCTAGCAAGTTCAGTATCAGCAGCTCAAAGTTCAGCTTCAGCGGCGGGAGTAGCGGCTAACTCAGCAGCTTCAGCAGCAGTAACAGCACAAGGAACAGCTAACAATGCAAATGCTGCGGCAGGAGTAGCTCAAAGTACAGCAGCTAATGCTGGTATAGCAGCTAATGCAGCAGCCTCAGCAGCAACCTCAGCGGCTTCAGCGGCTTCAACAGCAGACGGCAAAGCAGTAGCAGCACAAGGAACAGCTAACAATGCAGCTTCAGCAGCTTCTGCAGCTCAAAGTTCAGCAGATTCAAAAGTTACTCATGCCGCAGTAAATTCATCCTCTACAATAGTAGGCGGTGGCGTAGGTGGATGGGGCATAACAACCTATCACTTAGGCGGGGGCGCACAAGCAAATCCTTCAACCAGAGACTTTACTATAGGTACATCAACTTCGGGTAATGCAACATTCTTAGCAAATGGCGGTATAGTAATGGGGTCAGATGGTTTTATATCTTCAAATACCTTCACCATTGATTCAGCAGGAAATGCAAAATTCAAAGGTACACTAGAAGGTGATGATGTAACAGTAAATGGAACACTAGTACTACCTTCAGCAGGTGCAAATGTATCTGGTGCCGTTATTGGTGCCTGGCAAACAAATACTATGGACAATAGATTTGTAACAGAAGTAGGTAGTGGCCCAGGGTTCTATCAAGGCTTTGTAAGAGTTACAGGTGGAACACACTATGTAAAAACTGTAAGTATTCAAATAAGAACAGGTACTTCTACTGCAAGTGAAGGAAGTCTTATATATGAAACACCACAAATACATCAGTATACTGCAGGTAATATTTCAGAAAGTAGATTGTTCACGAATACATCTCCAGTAGCTTCTGGTAATATGCCAATTGCATTTACCTACACAGGCTCAGGTACTGTATCAGTATTTGTTAGAGCACAGGCAGATACAGGTCCCGACACATTAGGTATAGGTGAAGCTAGATTTATTAAGTTCGGAACAACAGACCCAGTATATAGTTTTGCTAACCAATCAGGTGTAGCACTAAGTACAGCATTTTATTCAAACACCCAAGTTGTTGGGGGATTTGCAGGAACTAAAACTGTAAATATATCTAACACTTCCTTTACAAGATTTAAGATTGACAGCGGAAGCTTTGGTACAGCAAACTCTCAAATTGCAAATGGAAGCTATATCAATGTAGAAATAACATCATCAAGCATTAATCTAACTCCAAGGTCAAGTATTGTAACTATCGGAGAATCTTCAGAAGTATTTGAAATAACAACTGGAGGCACCACTGGTGGTGGTGGAGGCGGTGGCGGTGGCGGCGGTGGCGGCGGAGGTTGTTTCGTACAAGGTACTCCTATCGTTATGGCTGACGGCTCACTCAAAAACATTGAGGATGTAACAACTGGAGAAAATGTAAAATCATTTAGACATTCAAGTTTATCACTCGATGAAGATGCTTGGCTAACTTGGACAACTCCAGAAATAGGCAGTGGAAGTTTTGGAACTTCAAATGTTGTCGAGGTAACAGACCCCCATTCACATACAAATTATTATTGGATTAATTATAATTTAAAAGTTACTAATGAACATCCGATGTTAACATTTAAAGATGGTGTATTTAAATTTGTTATGGTACAAGATTTAAGTGTTGGAGACTATTTAGTCTGCGAAGATGGAACTAGAGAAGAAATATTTGCTATACCTAAAATAACAACAGCTTGTATTACTCACAACATGGATGTTGAAGATGACGATACTTATGTAGTAAGAGGTGGAAATAATATTGGATATATAGCACATAATGTGTCCGCACCAACGGAGAAATTTTAATGAATCATATAATACAAACAGGAACAGATAGCGAAGGAAACGCAGTAACAACAACACTAGATGTACAGTTTACTTTTACTTATGAGTATGCAGGACATGAAACACAAAACTTTGTAAATAATCAAGAAATGCCAAGACGAAGAGAAAATGATATGGTAAAAACAGTATCGGTAAAAGTTACAGGAACTGACAGTACAACGTCAAACTCTTCACATTTAGTTGAAGGACAGACAGACCAGACATACTCAGAAACATTTTCAATACCATTACCTTGGAGATCAAAAGCAAATGGTCAACTTTCTGGGTTTATAACTCCTTATGAAAATGTAACTGAAACTATAATGTTAAATTGGGGAAAAGATATACTGTTAGAACAAGGTCAAGTCGATGCAGTAAAAATAAATTTTGCTACTATCCTATATGGGCATAGATATCATGTTCCTCAGTAAAATGGGTTTGCTAACTACCCCTCAAAAATAATTCTTGACATCACCTCAAGTTTTTGATATAAATTAGCATATAGGAGTACAATATGGCAGCAGGAAAATATGATATAGTTATTGACCAGGGAGCAGACTTTGCCCTTGAGATTGCGCTTGCCGAAGACGGAACAGCAATTAATTTATCAAATCATACCGCATCAGCACAGTTGCGTCCTTCCCCTACATCAAGTACTCTTACAGCAACTTTTACTTGCCCAGTAACGTCCCCAACCCAAGGCAAATTAACTATGAACCTAGGTTATGCACTTACAGCAAATATTGCAGCAGGTAAATATTATTATGATTTAGAAATACATAATACTACAGCAAACAGTATTACTAGAGTAATCGAGGGTGTGGCGAGAGTTACACCAAATGTAACAAGATAATGGCAACAACTGTAACTATAACTCCTAAAAATAGCTCAATAACTGCCACGTCTGCAACTACTACTCTTACAATCTCTTCTGCCGTAGCATCAACTACTAATGAAGCATCTACAATTGCTTTCACGAGTCCTGTAGGCAGTCTTACTGGTACAGATAATGTAGAAGATGCACTCAACTTTTTAGCAAATCAATTTTATGTTGCTACAACAGCTCCGTCTGCGGACACAACAAATCTAGCAGAAGGAGATTTATTTTATGACACTGACGATAATCAGTTAAAGATCTACCGAGAAACATCAACCGGAAACTTTGAATTTGTCCCTATAATGATAGGTAATAGTTCAGCGGACTCAGATACGGTAGACGCAGGGGGCTTTTAATAGCTCGATAGGAAATAATCATGGCACAAACCATTAAAATCAAAAGAAGTAGCTCCTCCGCTGCTCCTACCTCATTAGGTGCTGGTGAATTAGCATATTCTTCTAATTCGCAGAAGCTAT